CAGGGGGTTTAACTGCTATTGCTACCAAGAAGATTTTTAACCCCTATGCAGAGGTAACGTTCAAGGGTGTCAACTACAGAGAACACCTTTTCAATTTTAAACTAGCACCTCGTAATATACAGGAAGCAAAAGAGTGTAGAGAGATCATTGAATGTTTAAGACGTGCTATGTTACCAGCATCAGAAGCAGGAGACGATGCAAAAGATTTTCAGATGTTCAATAGTGAAGGTGATAAAGATGGAGAACCAAATGCTGTACAACAGGCATTGACATCAGAATCTGGAACTATTAGTGGTGCTAGATGGTTGACAATACCTGATATTTTCAGATTATCACTTGTTAGAGTCAGAGCAGACGATGCGGGTGATGATACTGTCAAATTACAAACTTTGAGACCAAAAGCATTGTCAGAAATAGTCAAATTTCCTACAAAATGTGTTTTAACACAAATGGATGTTGATGTTACACCTGACGGTCAATATAACTCATTAAAAGGTCTTGGAGTTGGAAATGAAGAGGATTATGGACCTGCTGCTATGACTTTACAGTTGAGTTTCAAAGAAACATCATTTATTACGAGGGATATGATCTAATGAGTTATTTTAGGTATCTACCAAAGGTATATGTTCGTAATAGAACGATTCAAAATGGAGTTCATCCATATGAATTAACTGTTAACATATTTCGTCGTATCAAAATAAGAGATGACCTACAAGGTGGTTTATTAGGTTTTACACAATATGAAATAGGAACTGGTGAAAGACCTGATCAAGTTGCATCGAGAGTATATGGTGATTCTGGTTTAGATTGGGTAGTATTGCTTGTTAATAACATAATCAATGTATATGAAGATTGGCCACTAAATCGTGTTGATCTATACAATTACATACAAGAAAAATGGGGAGATCCCGATCAAATTGTACATTATGAGTCATTAGAAATTAAAATTGGTAATGATGTAGTATTTCCAGAAGGTGAAGTGGTAAATGAGGACTTTCATTACATCAAAACGGATGGAAGTGTTATACCTAAGTCACAATGTAGAAGAGCAGTGACATTTTATGAAAGAGAAGATAGAAAAAATGAGGAAAAAAGAAATATCTATTTGTTAAGATCTGAGTATGTAACTGACTTTATTAATGAATTTAAGAAACTTTCTAGGTATCTACCACACGTTGAAATTGATGATGATGGTAATAAAAAGACTGAAACAACTATTGCTGAAGAATTCATAGGTATAAGTACTTATAGGAAACCATCTCAATCAACAGCATCTACTGGATCTGCATCAGGTGGTGGTTCAAGTACAGCATTAATATCATCAGGAGCATCAGGAGCAAGTACAAGTGCAAGCACAACGTCAACAACCTCAACCACAACAACCTCTACCACAGGAAGTGAAAGTTCGTATACCGCACCCGCAGCAAACGAATCAACAGAGTCTTCATCCTCTTCCTCGTCAAGTAGTAGTTCGTCTTCATCATCTTCCTCTAGCAGTTCATCTAGTTCTAGTAGTGGTTCATCTGGTGGTTACTACGGTGGAGGGTATTAAAGACCTAGTGAGAAGTCCAAAGCTTTCTTAGCAGTATTGAATAATCTAACCCTGCGTTTGTCTTTTACATAAGGTATATGCACAGAAAATCCCAGAAGATCTCCTTCGAGTTCATCTGGGATTCCTATTGGTTGAACAAAAAATATTCCTGCGTGTGCTACAACACGGTATCCGATCTGTACGAAACCTAACTCTCTAAGAGCACACTCTAATCTGAGTGAATCATTTCCGTCCTGCAAGATCATACGGTAAACCGAACTATGATCTATGTATACGGAGAGGTTACTACATTACCTTTTGTTTTTCTATAAGATGCAACGTCAGGGTCAGGGTCTAACCATTTGACATATTCTCTATCTTCTAGTGCCATATCAAGTTGTATTGCACTATCGAGATAAAACATATCTCTATACCTGTCTGTTATTTCGTTCCACTTTTGGATACGATAGTCAGGTTGTCCATTTGTTTCAAGTAAACCGTTCTCAGTGAAACGGTATGGAAATCTTTCGTGAATAATTTTCATTAGAAGCACCAGTTATCATCTTTGTAGAAGTAGCAAGGAACACCGTGTTCGTTATGTTCATTGGGTCTAAAGAGTGGTTTTCTATGGTAATGGTGATTGTGGTGATAATAATATCCAGATTCCCAAGGTCGTGTCGGAACTGGAGCATACCAACAATTAAGTTTACCAGTGAAACCGTCTCGGACACAGTGAGTCGGTTCCACCTCGAAACCATCAGAAGTCCTAACGCTATGTGCCCCCGCAGGAGCAGCAATTAGTGCAACAGCAGCGAGGGCAAATAGTTGTTTCATTAGGTCTTTCCTTTAGTCTTCATTTGCTAGTTTAGCAAAGTAAGACAGTGCTTCGTCCTCTTGGGGGACACTTTCTGAACTGGCATCCTCTGTCCATTCAACTGTGCTTGGAGCAGCAGCAGAAATTGTAGATGGAGCAATCTCTTCATCAATAGTATCAGTATCAATACGAGGAGCAGACTTAAGAACAGTGTTTAAACGTTCTTGTAGTTCTTCGTATGTTTTGAACTGATCAGGTGCAGTGAACGCACTTATGTCGTGTGCTGCATTGAATATCTCTTCGAGTTTTGTATCATCGAAGTTTCCAAGAGTAGCAGGAGTTGTAAATGATGAGTCATCATAGTTCCAGAATCCTGCAACTTGTTTGATCTTCAATTTGAAGTCAGCACCTTTCCATAAATCGAAAGGACTAAAAGCGGGTTCTGGATCGTAATCGTTCTCAGTGGGTTGCATCTTTGCCATTATCTTGTCAAAGATTCTCTTCCCATATTTGTATAGAAATACTTTACCCTCATTATCAGGGTTCAATGGGTCTTTTACAACATAGATGTTACTGTAGTAAGAGAGTTTTCTCTTCTGTCTACGTGCAGTGTCTTTATCTGACTCAAGACCTGTATTCCACAAGGAACTGTTGAGTGCTGACACTGGGTCTTTCTTACCTAATGTTGTAAGAGAGTTTTCAATATACCAACCTCCAGATCCTTGGAAAGCGTGACTCCAAACTTGTGCCCAAGGGAGTTCACATCCTTCTGGTTCTGGTAGGAATCTGATAACAGCAAAACCGTTACCTGATTTATCTACTTGTGGTTTCCAGAAGCGTTCATCAACCTTCTTTCCTCCACTGCTCATCTTCTCAATCTCTTTTGTTAGATTGGAAAATTTACCAGACTTTTTCTTTAAATTTGCGAATGACATTTGTACGTATTTAATAGTATTTTGTTATTGTACTACCTATGAAAGGTAACATATTATTTAGGCTTTGTCAAGCTCTTTTTTAAAACCTCTTAACTTATCTTCCATTGAAGAAAGTAAGTCGTGAAGTGACTTTCCATTGGCATAGATTTTAGACATCTCGTCTATATGATGCTTGATTTCTGCTGCTTCTTTATCTTCTGAAGATAGTAAACAGAGTCGTGCATAGAAAACTTTTTGTTTAGCAATTAAAGTCATAGTTGCATCAATATGCTCTCGTTTTCCATCATCATCCATCTTAGGATAATCTATGGATAATCTTGCGAGATCCATATAAAGTTGTTCCATCTCTTTTATCTCTTGCCCTATAATGGGAGATTTATAGAATGGGTCGGTCATATTGGGAGAACTCCTCTACTTGTACGTTTAACATAGTTTAGTTCTTGGGCATTAAACTTAATTTTGTCTTTCAGAGGTTTTGAGATGAGTTTATTAACTCTATCAACCTCAATGTCCAAGTCTTCACAGACAACAATGACAGCATCGATATAGTTAACAAGTCCATCACTATTTGCTACAACTTCCTCAACCATACCTGAGAATTTTGCTTGCGTCATAAATTTGTCTTTGTATTCTTTCATTTAATTGTTTTGAAGTAATCGGTTACGTATTTTTTTAATAGTTGATAATAATAATTAAGATCATCTTTTATAATGACTTGCATAGAACCATCTTCTATTGCAATTAAAGTAACTATCTTGTCTACCTTGACACCACATCTTTCGTAATACATTACAGCATATGCAGTTTCTTGTACAAAATAATTTTCAATCCACGCTTCCTTCTTTACTTTAGTAGATGTTTTAAAGTCAATGACCGATAGAGTGTTGTCAAACTCTGCTATGCAATCAACTCGTCCTGCTAACATTAACTTATCAGAATAGAGAGGTGACTCTAGAAGATGAATATTATCAATACGATTTAAAGTCTCTTTAGCGGTTTTAAACATAAAATATGCTAGTGGAGATTTTTCATCGTACTTTACTTCTTCGTTCTTCAAATAACATTCTACCATAGAATGAAATTTATTGCCACGTGCTGTTGCTCTACCTGATATTTTGTTTGCTTCTTCCTCACCTACTCTCTTCCTCCAACGGAGGATATCTTTAACCTTTTTGTGACCTGTAACTGTAGTAACAGATGGGTACCATTTTCCTTCACCAACCTCATAAAGACGGTGCTTTTCTTTAGTAACTGCTTTCATTTCAGTCAAAGGGACAGGAGGTCCCACCATATTAAACATTAACCAAATCCTAGGTTTATTTTTGAAATTAGATACTCTTTTACAAGACCTGATCTAACGATATCATCGAGACCAAACTCAACGATATCAAAAGACTGTAGTGCTTGTAGGATTTGCATAAAATCTAAGATACCTGTTCTTTCATTCTGCTTTATTAAGTCAGTTTGTGCAATATCTCCTGAGAATATAATCCTACAGTTTGTACCAACTCTAGTGATGATTGAATCTAATTCGTGGAAGTTCAAGTTACTGAACTCATCTACTATTATAACAGCATTGTCAAAGGTTGTACCTCTAATAAAACTTGTAGACCAGAAGGAAATAGTTTCTTGAGTCTTCAAGTTATCATATAACATTTCAAAGTCATTATCTGTAGGCATTTCAAACATATACCTAACCATATTCTTGTATGGTATTTGATATAAGTTTGACTTGTCTTCGTGATCACCTGGTAAGAAACCAATCTCTCTTGTAGGCACAAGAGAACGTACCATATAAACTTTGTCATATGAATTACCTTCATCAAGAACTTGCTGCAATGCTAGGTATAAACTGATAAAAGTTTTACCTGTACCCGCAGCACCGTGTAAAACCAAATGCTGTCCTTTAGCATATGATTTAAACACAAGTTCTTGGTTGGTTGTTAATGGTTCAATCGTTTTTAAATGATCGATACCAATAGGTTTCCTTCTCTTCATCTGCTTCGCACTCATCCCCGATGGAACTGGGGTCTTGCGTTTACGTTGTGGCATTATGTATAGTTAGAGAGGTTTGCTCTTGGATGATCTTGTTGGATTTTAGACATTACTTCTTTAAATCCATCTGATTGCTTTGGTTTACCATACATCGTAGCTGGTGCTTGATTACCAAAATACCTCTCCATATCAGGATTGTCTTCCTTATATTTATCTAGGTCGTTCATAGACATTCTAACTTCTATGATCTCTCCTGTTTTTTTGTTCTTAAAATCGTATGATGGCATTGGTTTTGTATAGTGGTGATAGTATAGCAGATGTTAATCGATTCGTAAACAGGGTTGAAGGTCATTATAGTAATCATCATCACAATCATCACATCCTACCTCTGGACACCATCCTAATGCCTTAGAAGTTATAGGGAAATTACATATGAAATGGTCACGACATAGACTTGCGATGTCCATATGTTCTTTCTGTGTACCATTTGCAGTACGTAAATTAATATAGTGTATCCAAGACCTGACACTACCTGTCATATAAAGTTTAGTAGGAGTTGCTAGAGGGAGTACAAATCTTGCACACTCTTTAGCAATACCTTCACGTAGTAGTTCATTATATAAGTCAACTCCTTCTGCAAAGTAGGAAGCGATTGCCCTGTGGAGTCTTCTTGTATCCTCCTCTGCAATATCATCAATACTGTTCTGTCTGTTCTTTGTATCTTGTCTTCTTAATTCTGGTAATGGGATACTACCTAACAAATTTGTGTCAGCATATCTCTGACTAAATTCTTGAAACGTAAATGATCTATGCCTTAGTATCTGTGCAGCAATTCCTCGTGAGGTTTCTATCTGCAAAGTCATCGATGCTTGTTCAAAAATAGACCAGTGTTGGTGCTTGATACAATACTCTAATAACTTTTCTACCTTTGGATTGTCCTGATTGTTAGGGTTAGATACTCTAGCAATGTAACCAATAGTTTTCTCTGCATCAGGTGTCACAGAGACGAGACATACTTTCATTTAAGTGTAATAAATCTAGAAATAATAAGAAGTGCTGCTGCGTGTAGGTAATTGATTGCTTTCAATCCAAAGATGTAAGGCATAACAAAGTTCCAACATAACATAACAACTAAAGGACCCAAGAGATAGATCCCGATGAACTTACCTACTTGTTCTTCAGTAACTACATCTTTAGGTTTCTTGTCCTTAAAATTATATATGGGGTTGTTCATAGTCAACCTTGTCTTCTTCTTCTCTTTCTGGGTTCTTCTTTCGGTTTGTCTGCTGGATTGTTCCATAATTTTGGATTCGCCCTCCCTTCTGATTGGAATAGTCTTACAAAGTCTTTCTTAAATTTGTCATAGTAGTGGTCAAATATATCTACTGTGCTATCAGATATACTGATGTCGTAATGCAATCCACCATCTTTATCCTTATACTCTATGACGTATGCAGTATAAGGCAAAGACCTATCATTACCTTCTTCTTTAGGGCAATCTTCTTTTAAAATTTGCATTTGTTATGACCTCGAACCCCAGTTAATTTCTGGGAATGCTTCTTGTACTGTTGCTTTAGTGATACGATATTTTTTATTCAATGCTTTGTCTTTAACAGCACAAAGAACTTCTGCTTCGTCTTTGTGTAGACCCTCTATCATTTGAATAAACATATTCTCTCTTTGCATTCTGGAGAGATTATCTGCACCACCTTTTACAAAGTAATAAAGTTTACGTGCCTCTAGTTCTAAACGTGTATGTTCAGTACCAATAGGTGCTTCGTTAGGTGTATAAGGTACCTCACCTTCTGGGATAATAGAAACAACACTATCATCATAGTTCCATATGAATAATGATCTTAATGCCTGACTATTATTCTCTTTTAATATTTTAATCTTCTCTGCTTTCGTCTTAGCATTGTGTGCTTTCTGAAGAACCTCAGAGATTAAAAGTTTCATTGCCATAATAATTAATGAAATTTAGTCTTCATCCTCATCTAGTGTAACATCAATGTTGTCAGTTCGCAAGTACAATAGTTCTGTTTCAAGATCTATCTTACCATTGTCATCTAACATCTCAGGATGAACCATTTGTTTAGCGTATGCTGCGTTCTCGATGTACTCATCTAAGTATCCTTTGAAAACAAAGGAAACAACACAACCTAGGAGGAATGCTCCGAATAGTGAGTAAGTGTACAAAATGTTTAGTATGTCCTGCATACTTTCTCTCCTATTTTAGTTACATTATATAGGAGGTTTATAATATTCCCCTTGTTCTGAATAAATTGATAGTTTCGTTGCAACCTCCAGTTTTTTCTCCATCAACTACAAGTTGTGGAAACGTTGCTCTCCTTCCAAACTCTCCCCAGAACTGGTCTCTTGTAAAGTTCTCATCGAGTTTGTACTCGTTGTATGCCCATCCTTTTTCATTCCAAACTGCTTTTACTTTGGTACAAAAAGGACAACCTTCTCTCGTGTAAATTGTTGTTGCTTTAGGTGATGCCATAGGTATTAAACCAATAAAAAGGGTAGAGATTTTTCCTCTACCCAGATATTTAGATTGTTATAGTTTTCCTTTAGAAAACAAACTTAACTCCTGCTTTTGCAGACCAATCAACGTCGTCAACGTTAGTTACACCAGAGATTTCTCCGTAGAACTTATCATAAGAACCACCAAGGTATCCTATTAGTTCAACGTCACCGAAGTCATCAGTTGTTTCTGTGTGAGTCACTGTAGGACCACCAGATACATACCAACCGATTCCGTTTGGTGTTTCTCCTTCGTATCCAACTACTGCTTCAAGAGCACCAGTTGTATATGCACCGTCAGGATATGAACCACTTGCTTCTAAATTAACATATGGACCTGCAAACGCAGCACCAGAGAATAGAAGAGGAGTTGCAGCAAGTGCTGCGAATGTTTTTTTGATCATTTTTGTTTTTATTTCTCGCAAGAAAAAATCCTGCGGATGGATACCACCCTCGACAAGGGTGATGTTTATCTACGCAGGGTTACGATCTTTCGAGTCCTTTGTAATGGTATTTAGTATACATCTATACCGTAAGACTGTCAAGTTCATCAATTCTATAGTGTCTTGCGAGTGTTTTATCTAGTCCCATAATTTCTACGTCAGCATCTTTTGGTGCATCAAATATATAATTTTCAAAAGGCATTACAACTTTTTCCAACCAAAAATCCTTTGCCATACATCTAAATATAACCATTTTATCTGTATTATTTTGGTAATTATAACTACTCACTATCCAGTTCCTTCAAGAGTTTATGAGCATAAGTAATCATCTCATCTCTATAGAACATTAGTTCATTAAAACAATCTTGATTGTATGCACAAGATCTTAATTTAGGATCAGCTTTATGTAGACTCTCTATCAGTAAGGTCAGACCCCTGTGTTTCTTCTCCAAGTTCTCTTGCATCGGATTCTTGTGGTGATTTCTTAACATTATATATTGAATCGTCCAATCTTGCAACCTCTGCTAGAGAAGATCTAAAATATCTCTTTGTTTTCTTTAATTGTCTCGCCATTTCTTTGCGATCACCCTTTGCTCTCTTCAAACCAGATTGAATTGCTTTCAATTCTTGCTGTGTCTTTAGGAGTTTACGATCCCAAAAGTCTGTCATTAATCTGTCTCCTTAATAATGATATCAAACCACTTCATTTGATGTGGTGCGAAGCTGTTTTGATTACTATACCATAACTGACTAGAATTGTCGTGCATTTCTTGATAGATGGCATAGCGTGCGTTCCTTTTAAATCTACCACTGGTAGCATCACGAACTAAAACTTTCTTAGGTAAGTTAATTTGTGATGGGAAGTATGGTGATGTTGGTTCATTACCATTTGTATATTGTAGTTGTCTTGGTGGCCATTGTACTTGTATTTGTTGTGATGCTTCATATCCTTTTCCATATGAGAACACCTGAGAGATACTTACATTACCAAACCAACCATAATTGTCAAACTTATATTGATCTGTATTAACATAGTAATCTTGTCTGGATACTCTTATCTTTAATCTAAACCCAAGTCCTCTACCAATATCTGATATTGGATAGTAATCTGTATAGAATACTACATCATTCCCTGCTACAGATTGTTGTAGATAATATTCGTGGAAGGATTGTGCTTGCCCTGCATCATATCTAAAGAATGATGTAAAGATGTCACTCATATTAATGATCAACTCATTACTTTGAATGACTCTATTATTTACCATCACAATATCTAATTGTCTTGGACTTGATTCTGCTCTTGAGTATGTTGTTTCCATAGCAATGTCTTGAATGACACCTTGTGTGCTACTAGATGCAGGGCATTCTATATCATTGATACCAGTTATTTTTACACCAAGAAATACAGGAGGATAATATAATTTTTGAGTTGTCTCTTGTTGTCCTATGAATATGTTGAACTCATCGTTGACAAAGAACCCACCTCTACCATAGTCCATCACCTGTTCTAACTCCCAATCAGTTTCACCAGCAGCAGCATCGTGTACTGTCCATTTTAATTTAAGAGTCATACCATTATTACCTGTCACTATGTGATATCCTGAGTCACCAGTTTGTCTTCTTGAAATTAGATCACCATTCTTACCAATAACATTTAACATTACCCCATCATCACCACGTATTTGTAACACGTTAGATTGTACAACTTTATTAGAAAGAACTTGAGTAAAGTTTGCTTTAGCGTTTGCTGTTGTCCAGTTGTATAGTTGAAAACTATAAGGTAAACCACAAAACTCTGTTGGTTCGTGTGATCCTAAGTTGCCAGTGTTTTGTGAAGGATGTTGATTTCTATAAGTACCAGACTGTGTGTTCAATGCAATCTCCCAGATACCTTGGTATTCTTTACTACCTTCATCTCTGATTGCCATATTAGGTGTTACTCTACCATTAAAATGTCCTGCGTTGATAGTCTCTAAGTTAAATGTTATTGTGTCTCCTCTTACCACATCAAATGAATAGATTACCTCACCAATTCTTCCCCAAGATTGTATGGGTGTACGTTTCTGTATCAGCTGGTTTCCATTCTTATGAAGTGACCAAGTAAATTCTGTACAGTCACCCCATCCACCTGTCATACCACCGTGTGATCTAAGTGTTAAAGTTGCTGACTTTAGTGCAACTAATGTCTGTACGTTATCACTCTTGTGTGAGATACTACCAAGACATTCTGCACAACCATAGTCCTCATCAATCCTACCACATTCAGTACGAGTCATAGACATATTCTTTATCATCGTATCAAAGACTTGGTTCTCACAATCTTTTACTGTAGTAATAGTTTCATACTCTGGAGTTGCATTTTGTTTGTAAACAAAACACTGAATACCTTCATACAAATACTCTGAATCACCATACTGTACACGATATGACATTTTCATATCATCATAGTCATTATCACCATTCAATAAGTCTTCCCAATATTGCCAACATCTGTCTGGCCATCTAGTCATTGATTTATCACCAGAATTTAATCTTCTCTCTGAAAAGAAAGTGTAATTAGATTGTGCTGACGTACTCTGATCTACTCTCCATCCATCATTAAGGGTACTAAAAGTAACTGCATCGCCCTTAGAAGTTCCTCTATTATCTCCATCAGGTATCAGAAAAAATCCAAACTTACAAGGGATGTATTGATTTAATTCATCAGCAGGAATTTTATATGTAAGTTTACCACTAGCATCAGTTGCGTTCTCAACTATAACTCTACCGTGTATTGGATTATCATTTGCATCAGTTACATACCAACCAAGAGAATTATTATATCCTGCTCCCCCTCTTCTAAAATCAAAGTCGATGTTTAAATATGTCTCTGCTGTATCAAGTAAATCATAATAACCTAAGTCTAAGTTAGCAAGTATAGGTGTACCACCTATAGGAGTCAAGGTATACATATGATCTTGAGAAGATTGACTGTAGTATCTGTAGAGAGGAGCAGCTTGTTCACCTTCAGCTAATGTAGAAATCATATCTGACGCATCAATAAACCCATAGAATAATATATCTGTCTGTCCAAAACCCATCGCAGCCATATTTGCTGCCTCACCAGGTGGATCAGTTGTTAACATCGTGTCAGTGTTAGCAGAAGAATATGCTCTATAAACAGGAACAGCACCACGTGCTTCACCGTTAGGTAAACCATAGAAATGCACACCACCAGTTGTATATCCTGCTGGTGTTGAACTCTCAACCTGGTAAGTATGATTGGTTGGTGTACCGCTAGATAATATTGTAAATCTTGCATTAACATCTGTATCGTGACCATCTCTGAATACGATAGTCTTGTTGCTACCATACTCATTATTCACCTCAATGTTATATCCTCCTGTAGGATGTAGATTTGTATAAGATATGTTGTGAGTTCCAACTGCAAGTTCTATTGTCTGTGTATTTTTACCTCGTGTACCACTTCTAGTAGAACTAAAAGAACCTACAGATATTGTATCTACAGCAGTACCAGCAGTGTATTGTTGATCCTTCCAGTAATGTTCTAGTGTCACCAGACACGTACCAGTTCCAGTTACTGTAATTGTATTCTTATCACTAAATGTAGCAGTAGCTGTTACTGTACCTACAGTGTGTTGATATATTGCCATTCTTTCTGGAACACAATTCCTTACACATATCTTGTTTGACATACCAAACATACCAGTAGCAAAAAAGTTCTCACAATCTGCTTGTGGAGGTTTCCAAGCACCTCCTGCGAATGGTTTTAACTGACAATCTAAAAAGTTTTTAACACAATTTTCTATGTCTACATCTCTTTCATCAAGACATTCTATCTGCTCTCCATACTTGTTGTAGCAAATTCTCACCCCATTAGGATCTTCGGGGTCATCAAAAACAACTTTAAGTTTACCTATTGATGGTATGTCTGCACCATACCCATCTAATACATCTAATATACCTTCCCAGTTTAAATCAAATTCATTAGGATCAGCTGCATCATCATCCGCACCAAAGTTAGGTGTTGCTATTGATTGCTCACCGTAACATTGACCGATTAAATTTTCTAGAACAGCATTAATTGTGTTGGGTGATGGATTCCCTGCGGGATCTCTATTAACACCACCACCTCCAGAAGCTACCTCTTCTACCTCATTGGGGTTATCCTCTGGGTCACAATTCTGTTCAAACCAAGCATTATTGCCCATTTAGAACACAGGTCTCCTGCTTTATTTAGAGACCATTAAAGTATATACTTTGAGTTGTTTGTATATTTCTTGTTGCAAGGTATAATCCTATGTTACATAGGAACCAAAGAAGATTAGCTACCCACGCTTGTCTCCAACAATATTTTCTATTGCTTTGTACGATGTACATATTTCTATCATTCATTGTTGCGTCAACAGATAGAGGTCTATACTTTAACCATTGTTCTAGACCCAATGCAACACAAAAACCTACTGCGAAGATGAAGAAAGTGAAGTTAAAAAACTCAGAAATAAAAAGTAAAAATGAAATCATTTTAGTTTGAATGTGAAAATGTGTTTACCAGGTGTTGTTATATATTTTGCTTCTCCTGTTTCGAGAGCATCTTTAACTCTCTGTGCAAATGGTTTTAGTTTACCTTTGTATTTTGTACGAATACATTTGTCGTGATACATTCTACCGTTGTAATCTATCACTCTACCCTTTGCAGTTAGACCCTCATACTTAAAGTTTGTTGCACGATAGATGGTTCCTGTGTGATTGTAATGTGCATCAGCATAAGAAACTATTATCTTATGTTCTGTGTTCTTCTTCAACCACCTGAGTGTCTTACCAATGAAGTAACTTTCGGTACACTTAGGAGTATCATCTATGCAACAGAGTCTTCGCAATTCTATCACATCAGATTCACTTTGACCATACCTTTTCCAAGTGTTTGCCATACCTAGAGAACCGTACAACATAGCACCTATCAATTCGTGCTTATAGTACAAACCGAATACGTATGATATTCTAAGTCCATTTATATTACCAGAGTAGTGCCACTTCTCTACAAAATCTCTGACGTGTTGTATTGTAGTAGGTCTGACATCAAAGTCAGTTACCTTTGCCTTCAGACAATCAACTGGATCATATAAGTATGTATCTAAACTCACGAGCAAGCACAGACTAAATTTCTATCTCCATATACATTATCAATTCTAGATACTCTTGGCCAGAAC